ACTCTGCCACACCATGTACCCTTGAGGTAGTTGGGTGCTTCATCAAATGGCAAGTCCTCTAGTATATCAGATAGAACAATACCTTTGTCTTGTGGTTGTGTGACGTTAGGTATGTTAGTCCAATACAATCTGTTACGATTCTGTGCTGACATGAGGGCAGAGTTGATTGCAATAGGCTCAACACCTAGAGCATTCGTAATCACATCTTGTGACTCTTTCTTCATACGTACATTCTCCAACAAGAACTTTACTTGTGGTTTACCCAAC